TATCCGCGGTGTTGACCGCCCGGAACTGCTCAGTCAGGCAAAGCTCCGCGGCGGGCAGCGTGTCCGTCATGTGACACAGACCACCAAGGAAAATATCTCCCGCATCGTGGCCAACGGCATTGAAGCGGGTATTGGCCGTGAAAAGATGGCGGATGAGATTTTGCAGGAATATGAGATCCAGACCCGGAGCAGGGCGCGGCTCATTGCAGATCAGGAAACCGTGATGACGCTGGAGACCGGCCACTATGACATGATGCAGAAAAGCGGTGCCACCACGAAAACGTGGCATCACCGCCCGCAGAAGAACCCTCGTGATGGTTCCGATGGCGGTCCGAACCATGTCAAGATGGACGGAGAGACCGTGCCGATTGATGCCCGGTTCTCCAATGGCCTGCGGTATCCCTGCGACCCGGAGGGGCCTGCACGCGAAACTATCAAATGCAGGTGCTATGTCACCTACAACAGATAAAGGAGGGCGTGAGAGTGGTATTCACGCGAGAAGATGCAGCTCGTGCTGCACAGAACATCGGCATTGACTTCAAAAAGGAAGCATTCCAGCTGGAAGACCTGCTGAACGGCATGAACACAGAGCTTGCCCGGCACGGTACCAAGGCGGGAACGGCCGATGTTACACACGATGACCCCACTATGACGGCGAAGCTGGCAGTTGCAAATCTGCGGGTATCGCCGTCTTATTATTCCCAGCGCGTGGGGAAAAGCGCATGGGAACGCTCCCTTGCACGGGGAGTAAAGCACAAGGGCGCAAAGACCGAGTATAAAACCGTGGAGTTTGAACTGGAGGGCTTTGACGATAAAGAGGGCACATTCTCCGGCTATGGTGCTGTGTTCTCCAATATCGACAGCGGCGGCGACATTATTGAGCCGGGTGCCTTCACGAAGACCATCGCCGAGGGCATCGGACGAGTGAAAATCCTGTCCGGGCATAACGATAGTCTGCTGCCGATCGGCATTCCTACCGAACTCCGCGAGGATGCAAAAGGCCTTTTTATGAGCGCCAAAATCAGTGATACCACTCTCGGCAGGGATGTGAAGACGCTGATCCATGACGGCGTTCTGTGCGAACTCTCCATCGGCTATGACCCGGTTGTGTTTGACTACGATGAGAACGGCATCCGCCACATCCGCGAAGTCAAACTCTGGGAAATCAGCGTTGTCACATGGGCCATGAACGAACAGGCAGTCATTACGGACCACAAATCGGATGATGCGGCTACCCGCATCGAAGCGGAAGCGCAGGCCATCGTTACCGAAGTAAAGGCCGGACGCAAAATTTCCGCTTCCCGCATGAAGTCCCTCAAGGATGCCTGCACATCCATGAAAACAGCCACAAAGCTGCTGGATAAGATCATTTCGGAAGCGCAGGGTGACAACGGCAAGGGGCATCCCCCGGTAAGCGCACACAAGTCCGTGGAACGGAAATCCGCTCCGAAGAAAACTGTAGAAATTATTTTTTGACACAGGAGGAAAAATCAATGCGTCTGAAGAACAGAAAGAAGTCCGCAGCCGCCATCAAGTCTATGAAGGTGGGCACCGATGAGCTGAAAGACCTCATCAAGGGCGCCGTCAAGGAAGCTATGGGCGAGGAGGACGATACCGGCGATGATGGCAGTGATACTGCCGCCGCGCTGGATGGCATTACCGCAGAGGACATGGCCGATATTATCGAACAGGCCGTGGACAGTGCCAACGAAAAGCGCAAGTCCCGCAAGGATGCCGGTGAGGAAGTCGGCGACCTGACGGCTGATGAAGTCATTCAGGAAGCCGCTGAGATCATCGATTCCATGACCGCAGATGAGGGTATGGACGATGATGAAGCCGATCCTGAGGGCAAGGATGACGATGAGGCTGACTCTGATGAAAAGGATGACGACGAAGCCGCTTCTGAGGATGATGCCAAGCGCCGCAAGTCCGCTGCATTCCGCCGTCAGGTGAAGTCCGGCACCGCTCCTGCCCAGCGTAAGTACTCCAGCCTGTTTATGGGCGGCACCGCTTCTGCCAAGAAGCAGCAGAAGAGCGTTCCCCCGCTGGTGAATCTCGCCCGCGCCATCAAGTGTCTGGATGTCTTCGGCCGGCATGACCCGGAACGTGCTGAGTTCTACGCCAAGAAGTACTACGAGGATATGTCCATGGCCCGCGAGTTCAAGGCCATGTCTGCCACCAACCCGACCGCTGGTGGCTTCCTGATCCCGGAAGTCTATCTGGATGAGGTCATTGAACTGCTGTACAGCAAGACCGTCATCAAGGAACTGGGCGCACGCACCATTCCGCTGGAGAACGGCAACCTGAACATCCCGCGCATGACCTCCGGCACCCGCGCTATGTGGGGCGGTGAGGGCCGAAAAATCGCTTCTACCCAGCCTGCATTCGGCAATCTGCGCCTGTCTGCAAAGCGTCTGGAAGCCATTGTGCCCCAGACCCGCGAACTGCTGATGAGCACCAAGTACAGCGCCGATGAACTGTTCGCCGCTGATCTGTCCCGCCGTATGCAGCTCGGCCTTGACTGGGGCGCTCTGTACGGCACCGGCGGCGAGTTCCAGCCCACCGGCATTGCCAACACCCCCGGCGTTGAGAAGATCGACGCAAAGAAGATGGATGCCCAGTATGCCGCAGACGGCAAGCTGACCGCCGATTTCCCGGTCTATGTGAAGTCGCTGGTTATGAGCAAGAACGTGGACGATCAGGCTCTGGGCTGGGCTTTCAACTCCTTTATGGAGGGCTATCTCAAGAACATCAAGACCACCACCGGCGACTACATCTACCGCGATGAGATGAACGCTGGCAACTTCCTTGGTATGCCGTACAAGGTTTCCAACCAGATCCCGACCGACAGCAAGACCGGCTGCACCGAAATGTTCTTCGGCAACTGGGCAGACCTGATGATCGGCGATCAGATGGGTCTGGAGACCTACACTACTCTGGACGGTACTTGGACGGATGAGAACGGTGTCCAGCACAACGCCTTTGAGGAAAATCTGACCGGCACCCGTGCGCTGATGTACGATGACATTGGCGTGCGCCATGTTGAGAGCTTCGCCTACGTCCACAATATCAAGGTTATCTGAGGAGGAAGACTGCTATGAAAAGAGCACTGTTTGATACTGTCACCGTCCTGCCGTTTGCCAGCGGCAATGTGGTTGACCGCACCGGCTATGAGAGCGCTGTGCTGGCTGTTACTGTGGAAGCATCCCAGACGGCCACCATCAAGGTCGAAACCGCCGAC